TTTTATACACAAAGAATCACACGAAAGTAATATCAAACGTATTAAATGGTTAAAGACTAATGGTATTAAGGTGATTATGGATACAGATGATTATTGGAAAGTTGATCATCGACACCCCAACTACGAAACATTTAAATCAAATGGTCTTTCTCGACGAAGAGTAGAGATGATGAAATTATCGGATGTGATTACCACCACAACCGATCATTATGCGGATACCATAAGAAAAGAGTTAGGTATTAAGGATGTGTTTGTTTTCCCCAATGCGGTAGACGAAACAGAATCACAGTTTAAACCTTCTCCTATTGAATCTGATTTTGTTAGGTTCGGATGGTTAGGTGGGTCGTCTCATTACCATGATCTTGAATTAATGAAGAGTGGGATATCTCAAATTCATAGACAATATAAAGGTAGAACTCAATTTGTTCTTTGTGGGTTTGATCTAAGAGGTAATATGAGACTTCTGAATAAAAAAACAGGAGAATTAACCACCCGACCAATAAGACCCGAAGAAACCGCATGGTTTAAGTACGAAAACATCTTTACTGATGATTATAAATCATTAAGTGATGAGTATAAAAACTATCTTGGGCTATGGTCTAAAGACCCCTATGGAGATGAACTATCCCAACCCTACGTAAGAAGATGGACGTTAGACATTAAAAGTTACGCAACGAACTACAATTACTTTGATGTATCGTTAGCACCCCTTGTATCATCTGATTTTAATAAAAACAAATCACAACTTAAGGTGATTGAAGCGGGATTCCACAAGAAAGCATTAATTGCAACTGCGGAAATTCCCTACACTTTAGACTTGATTGATTCATTTGATATGGGTAAGTTTAATGAAAAGGGAAATGCCCTATTAGTTAAAAGTTCTAAGAACCATAAACAATGGTTCCAACAGATGAAAAGACTAATGGAAAATCCTAACCTTATTGAGGATTTAGGTAATAGATTATACGAAACAGTTAAAGACGATTATTCGTTATCAAATGTTTCCAAAAACAGAGTAGAATTATTAAAAACAATCATTAACAATTAAAATTAAAATTATGTATTATTTAGCTACAGTTGGTTACGAAATGGAACAATTAGACAGACAAGGTAACCCACGAATTCAAAAAGTAAAGTATGTTGTTGAAGCGGAGTCCGTTGAAGAAGCAACACTCGTATTGGCCAATTATAGAAAAGAAGATATGAGGTCAAGTGAAAGTATTTCAATTGCCAAGATGGCTATTGAATGTGTACTCGATTCTAAGATCACCCCTGAATATTATAAAGGATAAATTATGTTGAATAAAGATCAAATATTAAAAAACAAAAATAGGTTATTAGAAACCTCTGACAAGTATGGGGTTTTTACTCCCGAACTTAGGGAGTTTTTAGGTGATGACCTTTTTACATCTCCCGCATCAACATCCTTAGATATGTATGGTGCATATCCGGGTGGTTTAGTAGAACACATATTAGTTGCATCAAAATACGCAGTCAACGTCAACAACATTTTACCTGAGAGATTACAACAAGATGTCTCAAGTATCTTAAAATGTACCATTCTATCTCAAATAGGTAAGGTTTTTCTATTTAAACCGAACGAGAGTGAATGGCACAGAAATAAATTAGGTAAAATGTATGAATTCAATGACGAACTTATTTCAATGAGAGTGGGGGAAAGATCTTCATATTATTGTTCTAAGTACGGTGTTGAATTAACAGAAGAAGAGTTCCAAACAATCCTAAACTCTGATAAGGGTGATGATGATTTACAGTCAAAATATCACTCAACACCATTAGCACAAATCGTTAAACAAGGATTTGAGTTAGCAATATTCGATCAAAAAAATGGATGAGAGAACTCTAAAGGAATATCTTAAGAAATTAGAGAATTATGAGAGGATTTTAGGTGAAGACGAGGACGGGGAAGTTGATCAAGAATTCATTAGTGAGATAGAAAGTACGTTAGCATCATTAACACACGAAGCGACGAGTCATGTGAATCAAGAACAATTCGGTACCACCAACTCACAATACTCCATTAACTGTAAAATTAAAAAGGTACATCCCGACGCAATTATTCCGAAATACTCTAAAGAGGGGGATGGTTGTGTTGACCTACACTGTGTTTCGTTTGAAATGAACGAAAACAAAAACCAAGTCACATACAAAACAGGGATATCTGTCGAGATACCCAATGGGTTTGTTGGGTTGGTTTTCCCAAGATCTTCAATAAGAAGAACCACTCTATCATTAAGTAACTCGGTGGGGGTTATTGATAGTGGTTATAGAGGTGAAATTATGGCAACGTTTAACATAAACGCATCTAATGATTCAACTATTTACGAAGTTGGAGATAGAGTATGTCAATTTATGATCCTACCCTACCCTAAAATAAACTTCCAAGAAGTGGACAATCTAAGTGAATCCTCAAGAGGTGAGGGTGGATTTGGATCCACGGGAAATTAACATAATACAACACAATAAATGGCCCAAAGAAAAAGTAGTGATAGAAGATTAACACACAAACAAAGAATAAGAGAGATTTTTAAGAAACCAAGAGAGAAATTCTTAACCGATTCTCAAAAGGAGTATTGGGATGTGTTAGGTGATAACGAAATCACATTATGTTTTGGTCCTGCGGGTGTGGGTAAGTCATATATTGCAATGAAAAGGGCGGTCGAGTTACTCCATGACGACAATAACAAATACGAGAAGATTATTATTGTTAGACCTGCGGTTGAAGCGGAAGAAAAGTTAGGATCTCTACCCGGTGGTTTAGAGGAAAAATTAGATCCATATATTTTTCCCTCATACTATCTTTTAAATAAAATTATCGGTAAGGAGTGTCGAGAAAAATTAAAAGATGAAGGTTACATCGAAGTGGCGGCACTTGCCTACATGAGAGGTTGGAATGTTGACAACACAATTCTCGTATTTGAGGAAGCTCAGAATGCAACACCAGCACAATTAAAATTACTTCTAACACGAATCGGGTTTAATTCTAAATTCTTCATATCAGGAGACTTAGAACAATCTGATAAGTTTAAAGATAAAACAAAGAGTGGTCTATATGACGCTAAAGTGAGGTTAAGTGATCTCAAGAATGTTGGGGTATACGAATTCACAAACAGTGATATTGTAAGGAATCCAATAATCAGTGAGATTTTAAAGAGGTACGATTAACTTTACTTATAATAAAAAAAATATTATATTTTAATATGGAAATATTCATAAGTATTGATGGGGTTTTAAGAAATACGATTGCTAAGTTTGATTACCACTACAAAGACTATTACTTAGATTCTGAACCTGAAGAAAAAACAGAGGAAGAGAATTCTTTTGAGTATGGACTAATCGAACCCGTAAAGAATAATTTCTTACTTGAAAGTTATAAGTTTCAATCTAAAGATGAGTTTGATAATTTTACGTTTATCGACTATGCGGTTGAGATATTTGGACATGCAAACCCAAGTTATTCTAACGTGTTCTTTGAACTAAATAAGTTCATTTACGAAAATAAAGAACACAATTTCACTTTAATCGGATTGGATGAATTAGGTAAATCAAAACCATCAACTCTATTCTTTTTATCTAAAAATGGGTTTATGGGTAACAACATAAAATTTACCGCTTCTTCGGAAATTCCAAACTTATGGAAGAAATGTGATTTGTGGATTACAGATTCGAACGCAGTGATTGAGTATTCACCTAAGAATAAGAAGGTTATAAAGTTCAATACCGATTATAACCAACACTTTACAAATCCCTTAGAAATACATAAATTAACAGAAATAGATAGAACATGGTTGAAGTCTTCGGAGAATATTATTACATCGACATTGACAAGATTACAGAAGTTTGTGAATTGGTAGTCAATGAAGTGGAAAAAGAAAATGAAGAGAGTCCATCTCAGTTGGACCAAACAATAAATGTGTTTAAATACGACGCAATAAAATTATGTATGGATACGGTGTTTACTGAGAACACCTCTGACGATAACGGATTAGGATTACTTAATAGTGAATTGTCAATACCATTCGGTTTCGCATTTAACACCCTAATAAAATATGGAATTTTAGTTAAATCAGATGAGTGATAAAACAAAACAAAACATCGAGTCTTTAGAATCGGCATATGGTAGGTTAGAGAATAATAAAAATAAAATCTACTTCTTAACATACGATACTAAAAACAACGCAAGGGCGGCGGTTAAATACATCTACGATACCGTCCAAACATTACGAAATGAAGGTTACGATGCCAAAATTTTAGTTGAAGATAAAAATTACGTGGGTATTACTTCTTGGTTAGGGGATAGATACAAGGACATCCCTATTGTAACCATCAAAGAAGATCAAGTTCAAATGAATATTGATGATGTTTTAGTGGTACCTGAGTATTACTCTAATGTTTTGGAACAACTTGCAAACGTTAGATGTATTAAAGTAATGTTGGTACAACAGGCGGAATATATTTTTGAAACTTTACCTGTGGGTAGTAGATGGAGTGATTACGGTTTTGACAAAGTCATTACTACGACCGAAACCTCTAAAGAATATATAAAGTCGATATTCCCCGAATCACTTATTTTTATTAACCCACCTAAGATAGGTGATGTTTTTAAACCGTCAGAGACACCAGCAAAACCGTTCATTGCAATTAGTGCAAGGGATAGAGGACAACATAGGAGAGTCATTTCTGAATTCTATTTGAAGTATCCACAATTAAGATGGATTACCTTCAAGGATATGGTTCAAATGACTTATGAAGAATTTGCGGATCAATTACGTGAATGTATCTGTTCTGTTTGGATGGACGACGATTCTACGTTTGGGACGTTCCCATTAGAGTCCATGAAATGTGAAATACCCGTGATCGGTAAAATCCCAACAAGAGAACCTGAATGGTTATCTGAAAACGGTATTTGGTCTTACGATATAAATAAAATCGTAGATCTCCTTGGGACTTACGTTTTATCGTGGTTAGAGGGAGTAACAATCACAGATGAGGTTAAAGAAAAGATGAAAGAAACTCTTTTACCATATTCAGATGATATCATCGATAAAAATGTTTCATCAATTTTTAATTCTTTGAAAAATTCAAGAATGAAGACAATTGAGGAGACTGTTGAGAAATTAAAAGAAGAAGTATAATGAAAAATATAACAGTTATTTTACCTGTTCACACCCTTGAGGGTGAATACAAAGAAATGTTATCTAAGGCTGTGACATCGGTAGAACAGTTCTATGATGATGTGGTTTTATCTATTGTGGGACCTAAAGAGGTAACAGGAAATTTAAAAGGAGAAGGGTTATCCGATAAATTGGAAATTACCCTTATAGAAAATACAGGAGAAACTGACTTCTGTTCACAAATCAATAGAGGTATTGAAGAATGTGGAACAGAGTGGTTTTCAATATTTGAGATAGATGATGAATACACACCTAATTGGTTATCATCATTTAATGGATATAAAACAATGTTTGAAGATGTTGATGTCTTTCTACCTGTTGTTAAGGACATCAATTCTGAGGGTAAATTCTTAAACTTCACCAACGAATCAGTATGGGCGTATGGGTTTTCAGAAACTCAAGGTGTCTTAGATAATGAGATTCTATTGGACTACCAAAACTACCAAACAAGTGGTGGGATTTATAGAACTGAAGTGGTAAAAGAAAATGGATCATTTAAGGATAATATCAAACTCACTTTTAGTTATGAGTTCTTACTAAGACTAACACATAATGGAGTTAAGATTGCAACTATACCTCAAATCGGATATAGACACGTAAACTTTAGAGAAGGGTCGTTATTTTGGTTGTATAAAAATGATGATTCACTAAAATTGAATACCGAAGAACCTAAGTTTTGGTTAGAAACCGCGAAGAAAGAATTCTTCTTCAAAAATAAACGAGAAGTAGAATATGTAGAAAGTTAATGCCAAGAAAGCGAACCCAAAAAATGTACTTTGGGGAGGAGCAAGAACAAGCGGTAGTACGATATTTAGAATCCGAAAACGAAGAAGAAAAGAATAAGATATTCAATGAATATTTAAGAGAACCTCTCAAAATAATGGTGGAAAGTATAATCCGCCGTTACAAACTTTATAGGAAAGATTACGAATTCGAAGAGATTCATACTGATACTATGTCATTTTTAATGACTAAGATTAGTAAGTTCGATACTACTAAAAACTATAAGGCATACTCATATTTTGGTACCATTTGTAAAAACTACTTAATGGGTACCATACAAAAAGACCAAAAAGAAATGAATAGGTCTGTTTCCTATGAAGATATCTCCACGAGATTAGAAGATAGGGCAGACCTTTCCTACATTATAGATGAGGAGATCATTGATTTTAAGGACGTAGTTAATAAATTGACCGTTGAATTAGAAAAGTTTGTTGACGAAGAAGAACTTAATCAAAATGAACGCAAATTAGGGTACGCCCTTATTGAGGTTTTCAGCAATTTTGAAAAGATATTTCAAATCGGCGAAGGTAATAAGTTCAATAAGAACTTAATATTACTTTCTCTACGAGAAATGACATCCCTTACAACTAAGGAAATTAGAGTGGCAATGAAGAAGTACAAGAAACTCTATGAAGTACTTAAGTTGGATTTCATAAATTATTAAACCAATCTATTTATAGGTATGAGAAGAAAAAAGAATTTATTGTCTTTAGATACAGATTCTGCACTCGCTCTCATGCAAGAGATCTACAACGATATTGTGGAACAAAAACAGACTGCAAGTATGATTACTAAAAAGATGTTGAGTTTCATGAAAGAGGCGGAGGATATGAGTGTAATTGGACCTGTAATAAAAGAACAGCAGAAGATCTTAAATGATTGTACGGAGAAGAAGATATCTCTCGTAAAATTACAAAGTGCACTACTGAAACAAACAGGAGGTGGACAAACACAGCAGGGTGGTAAAATGGAACTATCTGAAGAGGATAGACTTTTATTAGAAAAACTAATGAAAGAGGATGATGAACCATCTTCGGGAAGTGATTCCCAAAAATATAAAATGTAATGAGCAAGGTCAAAAAACTTAGGAATGAAATTAAGTCTAAGATCGAGGTAATTAAAAAGATTAATGATAATCCAAAATTAGCCGTCGATGACTTATATGATTTATATGGCGATGGTGTCACCAACGTCGATAAATTACTACAATCCAAAGTTGATGGACTCAAAAGTAAATTAAAAAGAAAAAAAGACAACAAAACAGACATCTTTGGTTCTGTTATCGATGTTGCGTCAGGGTTCCTTAACAACAAGTCCAAAGACATTGTAGTTAATGATAAACTTATATCGGGTAATAAGATAAAGAAATACGCATTAGACTCCGCAAAAATAACTGTAGAAGATTCCAAGAACATTGTTATGGATGCGGTTAAGAAGGTACTATTCGTCGATGATGAAACAAGTATCTGTGGTGTGGACACCCCTATTCCGAATGACGCTATGTCTATTTCCCCAAAGGAGTTTGACTTTCTCGAGGTACTACAAAACGAACCCACATCTAAAATAGGTCAGATAATGTATGAAAACCCTAATTCGACAACGGGTGACATTAAAATGAATAGGGAGTTCTATAGTGCGTTCGACACTAACTATACGTTTAGTAGTAAATCAGGGCAAAGTCTATTCGATCTACAATGGAATGCAACAAATCAGGAATATGATGTCAGTGGTTTAAAACAAGGAGGGTTAGACATAAAATTTGCGGATTGGATTGATGATTACTACGATACTGTGGAAATACCCAATTTAGAGTATATCACAAAAACCGCAATGTTAATGACGTTACAAGGTGATGGTGATAACCCCCAAGTCTTTGATAAGGCATTAAATGAGCTGAATAGATTATGTTCCAAACTTTTTAAGATATGTGGATCACCCACTGAAGATAGTGGATTAATACAAACGACTTCACAACAATTCAGTGAAAATGATCAAGATGTGGAATCATATTTTGATTTCAATGATGTTGAAGGTATCGACATTGATGACGAAGACGCAAGATATAGAAAGGTTTTAAAGTTTGTTGATTGTGGTAACTTCGAAGTACCTTCATCGGAATCCAACTTCGAAGATTTCGTATACTTATCAAACAATCAAGATTTGGCAAGTCTTGTGAACTCAACTATTGAGAAAACAGCAAGAAATGCGGCAATCTCAAGTGATAATCAACAACACATAGATAATATCCAATTAGAGATAATTAATCTATTTGTTCTGAACGTACCTAAGGCGTTAGTTTCCTCAGTGGTTAGTCCTAAGTTTATTTTCCCCGTAGTTGTTGCGTGGAAACAGTTAAAAGGTTTTATTGGTGATGTAAAAGAATTACTTAAGAAACTATCTAAATTATTCTTTACCATCATTAAAGATGTTTTTTGGAAATTCATACAAGAGTTTTGGAAAATGATTAAGAGGGACTTATTATCATTTATTGCGGAAGTTGCTTTGAGAATTATACTAAACAGGTTTAAGAGATATAGAACAATATTACTTGCACTAATTAAGATTATTAGAAAAATTATTTCAAGAGGTATAAAAAGTTGTTTGGAATTATTCCAAACAATAATCGATGTGGTTAACGGTGCACTGAACGCTCGTGGTCCTGTAATTAATATACCCGGATTTATTTTAGGGTTCGCCGATTTATTACCGGGATATAGTGCTGATAGGGCGTTTATGGGGACAAGTGAACGATTGGCGTCTGAAGGTTTAAATGTGGGTACCATCTACGGAGACCAAAATGAATATCTAACATTTGCGAAGAGTTTAATTGACGGAATAACCGAAGAAAATGATACTAATGGGTTCGTTAAGGGAAGTAACAAATTAACCACAATACCAACACCTGTAGGTCCCATTGTCATTCCGCCGGGAATCATAAACATAGCAGGAAAAACATTCTAATGGATAGAAATAAAATTATAGAAATTGTAGAGGATCCATCGATTAAATCTAATAAAGATCTAAATGAAGGTATATCATTTTTAAGTGACGAATTCGAGAAGACTAAAGATGCTATTGTACAATTAACTAAACATTTAGATGCGGTTGAGGACGCATATAAAAAAATTAACGAAGAATTAGGTAAAAGAGTAATTAGGTAATGAGTAGTATTATTGAGTTAGGTATTGTTGATGATAATATAGACCCTAAAGGGTTTGGTAGGGTACGTATAAAACTTACTGACCCAACAGGACCTATAGAAAAATCTGAGACCTATGAACCATGGGACGAAAAAGACCCATTCATTGCATTACCATTTCTACCAAACAACTTAAATTTTATCCCGCAAAAAGGTCAGACTGTTAAAATCATAACATATGATAGTGACAACAAATTGATCAATAGGGAGTATATCCCCGGTCCGTTTACTACGGTTCATGACTATAATAGTCAAACAAACGCCAGACAAGTAGAAGACACCACATATGGTGGTAACGTAAAGAAATCAAATGATATTTTCAGTTCAAATGGTGATTATAACCAAAAGAAATCAATTGGATCATTATCCAAGTTAAGTGATTTTGCAATCTATGGTCAATATGGTTCTGACGTTTTATTCACTGAAAATGGTGTAACACTTAGGGGTGGTAAACTTCAGTCTAAAGAAAATGCATCCGACAAGGAAAGATCTGAGATACTTAGTTACCCCGTTTTAGCGGAAAAAAGATCCATTCTAACACTTAAGAAATTTGGTACAAAACAAAAGTATGTTGAGGTAGAGGTGGAGGAAACCACAATACCGAGTAAAAAACTTTCATACATTGTTGAATATGATGTAGATCTTAACCCCAATGCCCGAAACTATAAGATAGATTGGTATGTATATGAAGTTAAAAAGATTTTTGGGGACACATTCAATACGAGAGTTTTTAATAACAATACGGCACAGGATTTAACTGCATATTCGGATAAAATAAAGTTGTTGAATATTGAAAATGACACTACTTCACCCACATTTTCACAAACAGTTACCTCATATGAATTGGCATATGTTACAGTAAGAAATACAATTTGTGAATTGAACTCCGAAGGACTTAGAAAATTCGACTTAAGATTACCTAAGATAACATTACAACCATTCTATTATCGACCTGTATTAACACTGAAAGATGAGGACTTCTTATCTAAAATTAAACCCGGGTGTTTTAATAGTTCAACAAGTGGACATGGTTTGGTTTTCAGTATTAATGAACCTCAACCTAAACCTAAAACTGTAAAAAAGAAAGAAAAGACACTTAAGACCGAATCTAATAGTCTTGAACAGTCTTTCAGTGCGTTATCGTCGGATAAAATTTATTTAATATCGAGTGATACAAATGAAGTGGGGTCGAAGTCGGTACCATTCAATAAATTAGACAAGTACGAGTATACTCAAGAAGACCTACTAACACGAATAGAACCAAACACCTACTCAACTGTAAGAGGTGAAACATTATTAGAGTACTTAGATATATTAACAAGAGTTATTGCGGGCCATGCACATAATCCCGCAAAACCCATGGTAAAGAATGGGTACCCTGATTGGGACAAATTGGTAGAGTTAAGGAAGACATTAGAAAATGATATCTTAAATAAATCGATTAGAATAAACTAAGAGATATTTATATAAGAAAGCAAAGTTAAGATGTCATACTATCGTTCATATTTTGAGAAAAATAATACCATTATAAAGGGTATGAAGGTGAATACCTCTAAAAACCCTACATGTGAGATTTTCTATGGTTCAGGATTTTCCAAATTCATATTCAAAGTTGATTTAGACCCACTAAAAGAAAAAATCGATGGTGGTGATTATGTATTGGACAACGACACAAAACACACCCTCCATATGACTAACACCATTTTTGGTGATGAGACTTTCTTAGGGGCAAAAAGAGGATCCGGCAGGGAAAGAACAACGTCTTTTAAATTGGTTGTATTTCAAATACCCGAATATTGGGACGAAGGTGTTGGTTTTGATTATGAAGATTCGGGATATGATTATACCACAGGTAACAACACATTTGATATAAGACCTTCGAATTGGTTTATGAGGACTACATTAAATTCATGGACCGCGGAGGGGATATATTCAAATAACCCTGTGATAGTTGCCGAACAAAATTTCGATAATGGAGATGAGGATTTACATGCAGACATCACCGATTACGTTAATGATATACTCACAGGAAACACAACAAATTACGGTTTGGGGGTTGCATTTGACCCACTATACGAAGATTTAACTTCTGAAGTAGATCAATCGGTAGCGTTTTTTACTAAGTACACTCAAACCTTCTTTGAACCATACATTGAAAGTGTTTTTGATGATAGGATTGTAGATGATAGAGAAAATTTCATTGAAAAAACAGATCAAAACCTATTTCTATACGTAAATAAAGAAACTAATTTCTTTGATCTCGATAATCTACCAACGGTAGACATTCTTGATTCTACTAAGACACCCATAACAGGTTTAACTGACCTTATCGTTGAGAAAGTCAGAAAAGGTGTCTATAGAGTAACCTTTGGTATTGATGGTTTAATATGTGATGGTAAAAAATTCTTTTACGATGTGTGGAAAGGGATTTCTGTGGAGAATAACTCATTCCCCGACATTACTCAAAAGTTTGTCCCTAAACCCTACTCCTCTAAGTTTTCGATAGGTGAAAACCAAAAAGAAGTGAACAAATACGTTGTTCAATATTCAGGCATCAAACAAAACGAAAAGATAAAATCAGGAGAAACGAGAAAGGTTTCTGTAATGTTCAGAACCATCTCAAAATCCACAAACGAACTTTTTGATGAGGTATTCTATAGAATATACATAAAAGAGGGTCACACCAACGTTAATGTTTTTGATTGGACTTATTTAGATGTTACTAATGAGAATAGTTTTATGTTGGATACATCAATCCTTATTCCAAGAGAATATTATGTGGAGATAAAAGGTGTTAAACATAATGAGGAGATCTCATACCCTGAGGTTATAAAATTTGAAATTGTCTCAGAGAAATAAACTATTTATTGATATGAAACTAAAAGACGTTATTAAAAAACATTTAAAGAATCTACAAGAAGAAAGAACTGAAAACTATATGTTCTTCAGTAATTTAAAACAAATTCAAAGACAGTGTCAAATTCTTTTAGATTTAGATCCTATGGTTATTGAAGATATTCTTCAAAACGGTCATGATTGGGCCGATGATCATATTACCGTCGCAAAAGAAAACGTAGATCAAGTAATGGATTTCTTGATGAACGAAACTAAAGACGAGTTACACGAAGGAAAGAAAAAATCAAATAAACTATGTTCAAGAGGTATTTCTGCTGCTAAGTCGAAATTTGATGTTTACCCATCAGCATATGCCAACGGTTATGCGGTACAGGTATGTAAAGGTAAAATCAAAGGATTAGATGGTAAGAAAAAATGTTCAGGTTCTTACTGTAAAAAGAAGAAGTAATGAAAGTACAATGTAAAGGTTGTGATTGGAATTGGGAATTATCTGATGGGGGTAATGATCCATATGTGTGCCATAAATGTGGTAAAGACAATACAGACGATTACATTAAAAAAATACGAATTAGTAAAGAAGACCAAAAATATATAGAAGAGTGTCTCGCAAGTGGTGAAGTTCTTAAGGAAGATTTAGGTCGTTGGTTTAAAGAGAAGTGGGTTGACGTATCAAGGAAGATTGATGGTAAACACCCACCATGTGGACGTAAGGATGCGGACGGTGATAAATCAAGAAAGGGGTACCCAAAATGTAGACCCTCTAAAAAGGTTTCTAAAGAAACCCCAAAAACAACATCCTCTTATAGTAAGAAAGAAAAAAGAAAAATGACACGTCAAAAAAGACGTGCCGAGAGAAAAAGCAATAAAAAAGGTAAGGGTAATACCCCAACCTATACAAGTATTGATGAGAATAAAATTATTTCATTAGTGTTTAATAACATAGGTGTTAAATCATTAGATTTAAATTATCCAACTTTAAAAACAATAAATGAATCTAAGGTTTCTTTAAGTGAGGGATTAAATTATCATTTAGAGAATAAATTACCCATCGTAGAGAACGTATATAGGATCTATTCTAAAGAGTTTTTTGAACTTTATAATGAAGTACGTCAGTTACATGAAGAAAACGTCTTAGAAGTCACCGGAGTAGACCTACAGTTAATTCAAACTGATTTAGGTCGAACAGGTGTTTATGAAGGTGAAGAAGTTTATTTAGACATCCCATTTGTAGAGAATGAAGAAGAATATTTAGTTGAAGCAAAGTATCGTGGTAGAAATGTTAAACTAAATAAACCATTTAGAACCCCCGGTGGACCAAAGAAATTTGCGGTATACGTAAAGAACCCTAAAACAGGTAACATTAAAAAGGTAACCTTTGGTGATCCTAATTTAAGGGTTAGAAATAATAATAAATCTGCTGCAAAATCATTTAGGGCGAGACACAACTGTAAGGATAAAAAAGACCGTACTAAAGCGGGATATTGGAGTTGTAATATTTCTCGTTATAGAAAGGCATTAGGTATTAAATCTTCAAATCCTTGGTAATATGTCCTTAAAGTTTTTAGACATTCTTAGAGAATGGAATGATCCTGCAGATTATCCCGACCCATCGGGCGAAAGTTTCGTCGATCCTGATTACAATGATATAGATATTGAGTTCTCACTTATTAAGTATGATCGTGAGACGGGGTTATTTATTACACAACACATCGAAACGAAAAAATATTATCTCTCCCATACAGATGGTGTAGACCATGATCTTTATCAGGCCGACACATACTCTTATTCGGATTATGATGAGGATGGTGCCTATACGTATGATGAAATTGATAAGGATAATGCGGAAATGACCATAGATAGTTTATTAATGCACTCAACCATCGCACATCAGGAAGATGATATTGGTGTAGATTTCGACGAATGGGAAAGTGGTCGAGGTATATGTTTAGTTGATAATATATTATTAAGGGGTCTATACCTGAACGATAAAGAGACATTCACTAACGTCACTGAGATGTTAAAGAATTATAATAGAGAAAAACAAAAATAAGATGGAAGAGAAGTTACCCTTCAGAGAAGTCCTTTCATCAACCTATAGTATTCGTACTTTCCCACCCGACACCAAAGAAACTGACCTTAAGTGGCATTTTGATAACGAGGATAGGGAAATCACTTTCTTACACAATACCGATTGGAAATTTCAAATGGATAATCAATTACCTATTGACATACACGAAGGTATGGTGATTAATATTCCCGAAGGTGAATACCATAGAATTATTAAGGGTAGTGGGGAGTTAAAAGTTAAAGTTAGAAAACTTAATAAAACTCGACTTCTACCCCACACTCAGAAAACATAAGTAAAGATCTTTCCTGTTGTTCTACCCATTTTTCTTTATTCTTGGTGGTACAATTTTCTTTACACACTACTTTCTTCACACCCGCCTGTATCAGACCACGGGCACAATCCATACACGGTAACCCTGAAGTTAAATAGACTGTAGATCTTTTAAGTGAAACCCCTATACGTGCGGCATTATAAATTGCGTTTCTTTCGGCATGTTCAAACCAAAAATATTTTTCAGGTCTTTCCTGTCTTTCATCTAAAGAGTCGTTTAAACCTCTTGGGAACGAATTATACCCCGTTGTGAGTATCTCTTTATCTTCACCCACAATTACCGCACCTATTTGTGTGTTAATGTCTTTAGACTTCTCTTTTACTTGTTCCGCAATACTGATAAAATATTCTTTCCACTCCATATTAAAATATACGTAAAATATGGGAATAAAAAAAGGGGATCGAATCGACCCCCTTTAGTGTTATAATAGAAATTTTAAGAAATATTATCTTAAAGTATCTAAGTTGAATGTTTGTAGACCCGCTACGTTAATTACACCAAAGTATCTGTTGTTGACCATCTTCTTAGCGTATCTCGTCATGATACCTTTGATCGGTGTAAAGTTGAATGGGTTATACATAGTAGGAGTAAGTTGTAATGGTACGTATGGTGCGTAAATGTAACCAGCGTCCAATAATGACTTACCTTTGTGTCCTACTAAGATCTTACCTGCAGGGAAGTAAGGATCTCTATACACTTGATATCTTCCCGCTAAAGTACCAACTTTCTCAATACCCATGTTGTACTGATCTTGTTCTGCACCTGCGTTAGATACGTGGAAGTACTCAAGGTCATCGAATACTGCTGAAACTTCAGAAGAAACAACGATCCAATTGGCACCACCTCTTAGTGTAGTTTTATGGATTTGAGCCGATAATTGGTTAATTTTAGTAATTAACGTTTGGTTCCAATCCTTTTGAGTGTAACCTTGTAGTGTTGCATTGTTTGCTCCACCGTATTTCCACTCATTGTAGTCCCACTTTAAGTTCCAAGCTGCACCTTTTCTTAAGTCTCTTAAGATTTCTCTATCAACCTCAGCTGCGATTTGCTCAGATAACAATGCCGTTAACTCAGCCTCAGCGTCAATGTTGTGGAATGCAGATACATCCTGAGCCAATTCAGGAGACCAGCTCGCTCTTAGTTTTCTTTCAGTTACCGATACAGTTACTGACTCTAAGTCAAAAGTAACTTCACCGATCTCATCTTCGAATTCTAAAGATGCGTATTGTCTGTAAGTTAAATCAAAATTAGCTGCCGTTTCAGTACCTGCTGCGGTGAATTTTGAATAACCTGTTGATCCGTAAGACTCAACATCTACATTTAGGTACATAATACCATTCTTATCTACGATGTCAGGATAAGTACCTGTAACACCGGCTTTTCTACTACCGTATTCTACGATACCTGAACCGTACTTCTGAGTTACAACGTTAAATGGTAATTTAGCCCCATTGTTAATGTCTGCGTGTTTGATCTCTAAAGACGCTAAGAACTCTTCAGTGTCCATTTCGTTACCGTTAGGTCCAACAATTTTACCTGAACCTGAGTTAGTAAATCCACTAACTTTTACGATAATAGATGAATAATCACCTACAGCGATAGTCGTCGCATCAGTTGCCTCACCATCAGCAAATGTTACTACTGAAACACCTGTTAATGACTGTTCAGTATAGTTACCTTTAGAGTAGTCATATAGACCTTCACCTGCGTCATCACTTTCTTCATAGAATCTATCGTAAAGGTTTGTACCACCCGCACCATAGTTTGCACTTGAAGGAGAACTTGCACTTGGAGAACCAAATGGTTCAGAGTGAGTACCACCTGATGTTCTTTCTTGAATTTTAGGTACAAAGTAGAATAGTTTACCAATTGGTAAGTTCATAGCTTGTACAGAAACGATATCGTTTGCCAATAATTTAGAGAATACTCTTCTAATAATTGGAAAAACAACTGTTTCGAATGAACCTGATGCGTCAGACACAGCAGCTTCGTTAATTAGATAAGACGCTTGGTTTTCATATAACTGAGCGATGTTATCTTTTTGATGTCCATTAAGTCCCTCTAAGAAACCTAAGTCATCCCATTTTTTGATGGTATCTTCCTTGATAACTCTTAGGTGTTTTAACCCGATGTTACCAACCATACCACTTTCTAATAATGCTCCCATTTTAAATTTGAGTTTTTTAGTTGTTTATTTTTATTATTTTAATTTTGACATCAAATCCTTCATTCTCTTGAATTGAGGACTCTCATACGCTTTGGCTTCTGAAAGTACTTCTTGAGATGAAGATGTTGTCGGGGTTGATGCGATCTTATTAACGACCGCTTCAGTAACATTTTTCTTAGATCCTAACTCACCCGCGATTGTTTTATAGGTTGATTTAGATTCAGTTAAAGATGTGACAGAGTCAAATCTTTGCAAAATGTTTAATTTCTCTTGACGAGTAGTAGAATGTTCGGTGAACAATCTCGTAGCGTATGCCAAGTTAGCGTTGAACACTGCAACTTCGTTTAGTTTCTCTTTAAATAGAACTAACGCTTTCTTGTATTCTGCGTTTTGTTTCTTTAAAGTTTCAACCTCTTCGTTAATTGCACCTGCCTTGTACTTAGTCTTAGACTTGATACCGGCTCTGTCCATACCACCTTTGTCACCGTGTACGTTTGATTTAGTTCTTGCCGCTTCATCAACTTCCTCTTCGTGAGAATCGTCCTCTTCAGAGACTTCTTCGGATACTTCTTCTTCCATATCATCTTCAGATACTTCTTCTTCCATTTCCTCAGATACTTCTTCAGACACTTCTTCGTCGACTTCTTCAGACACATCTTCTAATTCGATTTCATAAATTGAGTCGTCATCTTCTTCAGACACTTCTTCTTCCATAGAGTCACCACATTCTTGGCAATCCTCTTCTTCAGATACTTCTTCGTCGTAGCCACCTTCGTGTGCTTCTTCGTCGTGTCCTTCAGCGACTTCACCCTCTTCGTCATCTAATTTGATGATGTACTCTTCGTCTCCGTCTTCGAGTTCAACGTTATTACCATCTCTCTTCACAACGATTCCGTCTTCGTCTCCCATTTTCTTGAAAACTGCTAAGACTTCTTCGTCAGAAGCGTTGGTCATGTCGAGTACGTCCTCATCATCTTCCTCATCATCCGCTGCGGGTAATTCTAAATCATCGTCACCATCTAATGATAGTTCGTCAGATTCGTCGTCACCTTCATCGTCTAATTCGGCATCCATTTGATCAGGATCCTCGTCATCCGCTGGTTCGTCGTTTATCGAAGCTTCGTCGTCATTTCCTTCCTCGTCATCAAATTGTTCCGAGACCGGCATATCATGTTCGTCTTCTGTAATAGGAGTTTCGTTACCCTCAACTACCTCTTCTTCCATAGATTCTTTAAGCACTTCGTTTAGTTCTTCCTTCATAGTTGAAGCAAGTATACCTTTTGCGTTTGCTTTAACTGCCTCCTCAAGATCTTGTACTTGAAGCAATGCTTGTTCTAAAATGGATTTTTTGCTCATTTTTTTTATATTTGTTTATTAATAAATACTTGGGATTTAAGAAAAATTTCTTTTTGGTGTGTCGTAAACACAGAAAAATTAATTATCGAGATAAAAAACTATCTAACTTACCCATCAATCTTGACATTCTTTCATCAACAATGGGTTTCTCCTCAATAGATTCTTCGTATTTCTCTCTATCAGATGGGTCTTGGAATACATATGCACCCGGTGTTGATGGTGATGATACTAAATCAAAACACACCAATTCAAAATCCTCCTGTACAATATTTTGGCCTTTCTCTGATTTAAGGGATCCTACACCACGAGATGAGATACCAAGTGTTACCCCGTTCATGAGTAACATTGCTGCTTGGTCACCTTTAGTACTTACTATACCTGATTTCTTCCATCCGGGTGATAGTAGTAATTTTATTTTACCCATGAGTATTTTACCGTCCCACCATGTCTCAGTGATAACGTGTGATACTCTATCTAAATCAATTAATGAAGATGAAGGGTGGTTAAGTTCGTTTAACGCACTTCCCTTACTAATTACGTTTTGATACTTGTCTACTTCCTTTTTAAGAACACTCTCAGGGTATATTCTACCATTCTTATTAGGTGTATCGTATTTCTGTAGGACCGCATATAATTCAATATCCTCTGAAAAGTCTATACCTTTCATTTCGGATATCACGGTTTTATTCTCTTCAGGTGAGATGAACCCCGCGTCGTATTCTATAAGAATTCCTTTCCCCGTTTCTTTTGGACCAAGTACTTTCATGTATCAATAGTTTTATTACTATAAATACATCGTAATCCAAGTTATTTTTTCTTTTTGTGGAAATTGTATAATAATTTGTTATCCAAACACGTATCGATTATCTCTCTTAGGAGTTTATCCATATCGTTTTTAAGGGTCTTATCTTTAATATTAATCTGTTCTAACACATAAAGAGTGATCTCTATATTCATAAAAGATCTTTTCTCTTTAGTGATTCCCTTTGTTCGGATATCTAAATCAACGATAGATTCAGGCCTGAAAAGACCCACACCTAAGTTATAGATAAGTTTTTTTATTTTATTTCTTGAGTTTCTTACGATGGGATCGAAGTCTCCACAACTATGATCAGGTTCCAACCAAGAACTCAAGTTTAGATATATTGTTTTTAAATCTTTGTGGTTTATTGTGCCATACCCAATTTTAACGTTTTTGTGATCCCCTAATGGGATGTAACGTCCTAATTTCATTTAATACATACTTTATTCTCTTTTAATGGTGTTTAATAAAATATAAAGAAAATTATTGAAAAAAACAAATTTTTTTATTATATTTATTGATATTAAGAATTATGCTAATAGTAAAAGTCAAAAAAGGAAATATTGAAGGTGCGATAAAAAAATTGCGCTCCAAGGTCAGGAACACTAAACAATTAATCAAACTGAGAAAAGAGAAGGAATATACTAAACCTTCAGTAAAGAAGAGACTTAAAAAACAGAAAGCGGTTTATATTCAAAAACTACGAGATCAAGAACATCATTAAAAAACCCCCACTAAAGTTATACAATAGTGAGGGTCATTACCTCTAAGGTAGCCGCCGTAAAGGAAATATTCTTAACCTAATAAACCATCTAATAAATCTTCTAAACGATACAGGTTATACTTACTGTAATTCATTTCTGAAATCTCTTTTCTAACCATATCCGCCTTGGTCTTAAATTCTTTGTCTGATCCAACCAACTCATCTAACTTAGAATTAATACTTTCGTGTAATGTTTTAGTTTTCTCTTCAACCTCTGACTGAGTTAAACCTAAGATAGACTTTAGTTTCGTTTTATCTTCTTCAGATAATGTTTTATCATAACTAACATTGAAGTTATTCACTAATACTGAATTCAATAAAGATTCATTTACTCCCTGTTCAACCTCTAATGTGTCTGATACCTTATTTTTAGTTAGGTGTTCTACTAACGACTTCTTAGCGACAACCTTTTCAGAAATGTTACCCAATTTATCAGGACACGATAAAACGTCTAAAGACTCGTACAATGGGTTTTCTGTTTTTTCAACACCTTTTAATGATTCATTTAAATCAAAAACTGATTTACTAACATCATGATGTTTATCCTTTAGTACTTTTGATAATTCCTCAACATAAAGTTGTGCGGTTTCTTTATCATCGAAACTCATCGTCTCAATGTCTTCGTACAAAGAATACATTTCCTTTAAAACCGTACTATTCATGATAGGTTTAAAGTATTTTTTAAGATTTTCTTTGAAATCTTTCTTACCGTATGATTCAGTTAACTTAACTAAAACCTTATTTTTTACATGTCCAAATGTAGCCATAATTATTCGTTTATAATGTCTTTGAGTTTATTCTCTATCTCATAAATATTCTTTTGTGCCTTATCGACATCAAAAAGATCATCAAATTCTTGAGATTCATCACCTAACATACCTAATATCTTAGATTTCTTAGTTGATGTTTTGGATTCAGATAATGGTTCGTCTCCACCGATATCAGGTGGTGGGGGCGATCCTCCTCCAATATCACCACCTAAGTCTCCACCGGTATCACCTCCTTCTGCAGGTGACATCGAATCTTCCATTGCTTGTCTTTCCTCTTCAGGAATTCCGTACTTCTTATCTACCTCATCAAATACCCCTGTTCTCTTAATGATGTTTTGGGTAATACCTAACTCAGCACCCAACGCTCTCTCAAGTCTCTGTTGTTGTAGATCAAGAATAACATCGTTATCACTCATACCAAGTATGTTCTTCTTAGCCCATGTATGTGAAACAGGTTGGATACCGATCTGAGATTGATCTGAAGTTGCATCTTTATATAGAGTAATCTTCTCTTTCCACTGTTCAATCTTAAGTAAATCTGATTGTGCCGATGGATTTGTAAGTGATAATGTGAAATTATCTAACTCATCCTCTAAACCTAATAGGTAGAGATGTACTAATGCAATTTTATTTAATTCTTGTATTAGGGATTTTTGTACTCTATTGATTGTTCTTGCAAAACGTATATCCATAAGTGCAAGACTCTTACCCTCACCAACGATCTCTTCAAAACCTAAGAACGCCTTTGGTATTCTAAGTGCTGCGAGAAGTTTCTTTTGGATATATTCGATATCGGCAATTTCACCTAAGTTCTGAGCTCCCGGTAAAGTTTCAATTGGAGATGACTGTGATGGATCACGAACAGGAATGAAATAATCTTGATCAACCGCCATTTGGTTGTATCTCATATCTACCTGACCATTTCTTTGATCGACAATCTGATCTCTTTTAAACTTGTTGGCGACACGTTGTACGTACGCCTCGATATCTTTATCATCCATGTTACCCACGAATACTTTGAATACCCTTCTTTCAGGTGCCCTCGAAGTTCTATAGATTAACATAGCATCCTCCGCAAGAAGTAATTGTTTCCAAATACGTCTTACTTTATCTAACATAGAAGTTCCATAAGGGAGTTTTCTATCATCACCCAATAATCTAAAGTGTGCGACTTCCCACGCTTGGAATTCCATATCCTTATTCTTCCAAGTAAATCTTAACTCTCTACTTGGTAACTGAACACCTGCAGATGGTTCTGATTTGTGTACATGAGATGCGGCACCTTCATGTCTTTCAATTTCAATATTGGGTAACTGTTGACATCCAACCACACCTCTTTCAGGATCTATTTTTAGATAAACAAAATTATCCCCATACTTTGCCAAACCTCTACACCACATTTGTAGGTTAGTGTTAATGTCAAGTACGTTATTAAAAAGATCTTCTAATATGTTTCTAACTCTTTTAGATTCTGAATATACGGTTAGTATTTGACCCTTTTCTGAAAGTGTCGTAGATTCCTCTGAATAGATATCTAAAGCCGCAGATATCTCAGGAGTAAATTCCATTGATTCATAATCGTAATATGCTGCCAACCTATTTGGTTCGTAATAAACCGATTGATTATATAGGGACTGATCCAATTTAGTCCACTTATCCGCAATGTATTGTGATTGTTGTCTTTGTAGAAGTTCTCTCTCGAAATCCTCTTTACTATCTGTTTTTAACAGTTTGTCTCTATCAAACTTATACTGCGGAGGGGTTGACGGTTTTTCCGTTTGGAAACCGAACACCTTCGTCAATCTTTGATAAACTGTCAAATTTTCTTGAGCCATACTAATAAATATTAAACTTTATAATATACGTTTTTTTTTCGACATTTTAAAGTTGTTTAGATTTACCACCAAACAACCACGAGTACTCTTGGTACTGTTCTCTCGATAAATTATTGTTTGAGGGGTTGTGTGGTTGTCCGTCCATTGACATTGAACCCACTGCATCAAACGCGGTTCCATGCGAGTAAAACGATTTTTTCGGTTCGTAGGTTCTTTCGGATAAAACCCACGAATCTAACATCGCCTTATTTGCACTATCATTTCTCTTTAATTGGGTAAAACAGATATCCCCCACATACATCGCAATTGCCATGGCCATGATTGCATCATCATGTGCTCCTTTCATATGATTTGGTCTACCATTAATGTAAACAAAGGTGTTTAATTCATTAAGTAGTCTTGATGACCTAACCACAAACCCATGTCTTAATTGTTCCTCGAAACTTGCAACGATTTGGGTTCTTTTATTATTAAAGTTTATACCGGGTATCTTCTCTTGTGCTTTCTTGTTATACTCCCACATATTCATGGAATTAACTCCATCAATATATTGATCTTTGTACCCCATTTCTTGTAGTTTACGTGATGTTGCAATACCCATACCACCTGTTATATCGGTGGCAACAAACGACTTATATAATGTCCCCCATTTGTATACGATTGATGCTAAATCATCAGGGGGTATTTTACCAACATATTCCGCAACTTGTTCTCTTTCATCAAAGTCGATTACACAGATAGAAGACGCGTCTGCACTATCACCTCTTGAAACGTCGACACCCATTATATACCTATGACCTTCCACAGGTTCTTTCCACATCCACATCGTGCCCTGCATGTATTTTTCTACAGGGTCCTTTATCATCGTTTTTCTAATTCTTTCCTGAATGTCATTTGGGATAACACCATCCCCTGAACCAAGGAAATCACACTCCAATTCCTGTGCGATTTTTCTCTTATCGTATTTGAATTTTTTAGCCATGTTCTCAAACCAATGAGAATAGGGTTTGTATCCTTCTTCGAGTAGTTCTTCATAACGTTGCCAACCTTCATCTAATGTTATCTCATCGTCGTTATATTGTTCACGATTTAACATGTAGTGAGTGATGTCATCAACTTTTAACCATTTAAGGTCGGATGCATAACGTGGATCTTTAAACCACCTTAAATCGGTGATTTTAAAATCGTTCATACCTCTCACCGCTTGATCATATACCCCATAATAGATTGGGTCATAACCGTTAGGTGTTGAGATTAGAATAACCTTACCACCCGTTGATAAGGATGCCATACACGCAGCCCAAAAATCTTCCCCCGCTTCGATATATGCCGCTTCGTCAAATACAAGTACTGTTGGTGTAAAACCACGAAGTGCATCTGCGGATGTCGCAACGGCCTTAACTTCTGAACCATTATTCATCCTAAAACGACTCTCCGAATTTTTATCAGGTGAAAACCCAACATTTATCCACTCAGGCCATTGATCTAAGAATCCACGTATTTTGTTCGCCATCTCGATGGCTGTATCTCTTTTATTCGCAATGATCAATATCCTCTCAGGATTGTCAGGACTTGCAGTTTGTATCTTCTTGGATAACCACGCCGCTGTCACTGTAGATACACCCGCTTGTCTATATTTACGAGTGATATTTTCGTTGTAGTTGTCATAATCATTAATCAATTCAATTTGATCAGGAAATAACTCTAACGGTACATACTTCTTTTGTGTGTTATCGTATGTTTGTAGATATGTCTTCAACGCATATGGAGTATCTTTCATGATCTTGGCATACTCCTTAAGTTGTAATAGTTTGTTCTTATCCATATCCTATAAATACAAAAAAAGTGGTCGTGTTGACCACTTTGAGTTATACTTCAATATCGTCATCATAACGATCGTCCATATCGGGACCATCATCGGAGTCGTCACGAGGTGATAATCCAATCCCTAACGAACCGAGGAATCCCTTTAATCCATCGTCTTCTTCATTTCCGAATTCTTTGTTGTATTGATCTTCTTCGTAGTCTTCATTTTGTAAATCTGAAATGATTTGATCAACCATCTTACTTAAAATATCTTTACCTAAATCACTTCCTTTTAATATTTCCTTTGACACCTTGAAAAATTCTTGAGTATCTAATGCCGAAAATCTCGAGAATAAATAATTTTGAATATGTTTCATATCATCATCCATGAGTTTCTCAGGATATGACTCTCTAAACTTACTCCAAATAGTAGGTCCCAATCTAAGGTCCCATACTTCCGCAGGTAAAGTGTCAGTTTTGGACATTACCATTTCCGCAGATCTTGGGTCATCGGGTAAACCTTGTGTACCCATAATCTCCATAACACCCTTAATCACTTCATGAATTAGTGCGGGGAAAAATACCGCCCTTGCAACTACTGTTGGTGGGTCAGTTTCTGTGTTGATTTCTTCTTTACCGGCGAAATTACCACCACCCATTCCTTGTTCTAACATTCCATCAGGTAAAACCCAATACATTAAATCATTAACGGACATTAGGATACCATATTGATTAACAATGTTGGGGTTTCTCTCTGTTAATTGATCAGCAACCAATTCGAACATATAATGTCCCTTTTTTGATGCCCCCTGAATTAACGCATTAATGAAACGTCTTTTTGCGGTCTCCTGATCAAACTTTTCAAACGCATCGATGAAATCTTCAACATCGTCTTCTGCCTCTTCAGGGTTAACACCAAATTGTTGTTCGATTTCCTCTTCACTTGGGTCTTCACCTTGTTGTTGGAAACCTTCACCATCTATTTGTCCTAAACCAACTAATTTGGCATCAAACTGTAGAGCTCCCTCAGGTAAAGACATCTCCTTCTTAACCAATTCTACCGCTAAGTTTTCTAAGTACTCTTTATTTTCTGATTCAAACTGTAAAACACTATTCAACATTTGTCTCATTGTGGACATCAATTGCATTAATGTGTTTTGGTCAGTCACATTACCTTCTTGACCCGTATATCTTTTAACCTTTGCAATTACGTCTTTAAATCTTTGAGACGCTAATAGTTCCTCCCAATTAGAAGGTAAACCTTCAGGTTCTTGATCAGGGAATGCGGGATTGTCTTTGAATGGTGTTTCTTTCGATGATAATTTATCTTCGAGACCCGGTTCTATTCTTTCAGGATTATCACCATAATCCATGGGCATTTCTTTTATTCCCTTTACTGTTTCGAGTAATTCTTTTTTTGTTATCATTCTGCCGCCATTTTTAAATCAAGACCCAAACCTGAAAAACTTAACTCTTTAGGTAATTTTGCTTTAGGTTTTGGTTTATGTTTTGGTTCGAACGGATTCTCTCTTTTCGGTTTACCCGGCCTTGTTGTTGGTTTCTCTCTTACAGGTGCGTCTGTATCAGGTTTAGATGGAGATGGTTGTTGTTCGTCTACACTAAACATATTTTTTGCCGCAACTAAACTATCCGCACTATCACTAAGAGAACCAATCATTTCATATATTTCTTTTTTGGTGGTCACTTCAGGGTGGTAGTTTTTCAAAACAACCCCTTCTACCCACTCATTCATTTCTTCTTTAGGTTTCTTTCCTGATTTCTTTTTTGAAATTGCAATTGCCGCTTGTTGAGATGGAGAGGACGCTTCTTCAACTTCCTCATCCTCTTCAGTGACTTTTAAGACATCGTCGTCACCCAACTTATCTTTTACCTGATCTATTTTTTCCGCAGGTACTTCAATCGTTGCTTCAGAAATAAATCTATCAGATAACTCATTTATTTGTTTATCTGTGAGGTTTGATAGGAATTCTAAACTTAATCCTTCACCTAAAAGTTTATTGATAACGTCTTTTCTTTTCATAATCCTATATTGAAATTTAATTCTTCTTTTATTAGGTGAAATCCTCTTGATTCTATTTTAGTGTTTACTGAATCTAATTTTTCCCCAAATGAGAATGTGAGTCTTTCAAATTCACTTTCATAATCAAATTTTTCCCACCCTAATGAAATAACACCATCAACGGCATCGATAATACCGAAGTAGTCTGATTTTTGTACTAAATCTAATTCAATGTCACTGTTCTTTAAGACACCAACTAAACTAACGTACTCTAAATCGGGCGATAATGATTCGGGGTATGTTGAGGCAGGGATATGATACCATTCTTCTATATCAAATTCAGTCTGATCACTGAAGATAAATTCATATTGTTTCTGACCTTTATAGTCAGAACCAATCTCATTGATATAGATTAGTCTCATCTTACTTAAAATATTTACTCAATGTGGCATCAACGTGTTTGTTGATTTCTCCCTTGAGTTCTTCTAAGTCGATTTCTTCTAAACTATCTTCTTCCTCTTCTGAAACTTCTTCGTGTTTTACACTTAAATCTGCGAAATCCTCGATAGATTTTTCGTCTAACGATTCTTCAGACGACTCTTCCTCAACAGGGGCATCAACAAAACTTTCTAATTTTGCCATTATCTCGTCGATTTCGGTATCTACCTCACTATCGACATCATCCTCCGCAGATGGGATATCATCCATATCATCTCCCATTGATGGTTCATCAAATGACTCCTCATCTTTAGGTTCAAATTTTTCTGCGATATCTTCTCTATCTTCTTCGTCAAGTGCATCTAAATCTACTGCCGAAAGAACCATGTTAATGACATATTTAATATCATCACTCATCATTTTTTCTTTAACATCTCTTAGTGCTTGACCTAATTTACCTGAGAACTTTTGTACCTCAGCCATGTAGTCTGATCTCTTACCTTCTTCTTCACCTTCCTCATCTGATACTGAATCATCTGCAGGTGGAAGATCATCAATAGGTGCATCATCTACAGGTGCGTCACCCACAGGTGCATCATCTACAGGTGCGTCACTTACAACAGGTTCTTCTGCGGGTAAATCTTCTACAGGTGCATCTGCGACAGGTTCTGCAGGTGCAGACGACTTACTTTTCAATACATACTTTTTGGCTTCATTCAATGATTCTTGACCACTGATCAACTCTAATCTTTTTAATGCCTCTGAGTAAGAAGAAAATTTATTTTTATTTTTCATAAAAATCCCTCCGATGTAATCTAATGAATTTTCGGTTAAACCTTTTTTCACATAGTATCCGTCTTTTTCTTTTACGATACCATATACACCGTTTTCAGATTCTTTTAGGAATTCGATACCTGTCTTTGTTTTTGACTCATTAATTACGGATTTATCCGACCTACCATAATTGGCAAGTTCCATAATCCTCCTAATTTTTTCGTCACCTTGTAGTCTTTCACTACCTAATGGTCTAAGATCTGACATATTAATATATTTGTTAATAACTTATTCTTATATTATAAATACAACAATAACGAGAAAAAAATATCGTTTACTGTTGTGTTATGGATAATTTCTTATCCGCAGACTTGGTTTGAACATCTAATAACTTACCTATGTATCCATTCCTTCTAAGTAATTTAAATGCTAAATTCTCATAGGAAAACTCACCACCCGTATCTAAACCTGTTTGTCTAAACTTTTTTAATTTTAGTTTCAGTAATTTTATTTCATCTGTAACGTCATCACCACCATTGAATTTTGATTCAATATCTTCTATCCTATCTTCAAACTCTGATGCCTTTTTAATGATTAAACTCTTATCGATTGACTGTACTGTTTTTTCGGGAGTAACTAACCATTTATTGTTGAGTACGGAATATATACCCGATGCGTGATGTTTCTCATTAACGTCTTGGACGTATATCTCACAATCGAATCCTTTAATTGTTATTTCATGTTGTTTATTCCATAAACTTCTCTTACTGTCAAAGAACCCTTTTAATAGGTCTAAATTATATTCTGTTTCATCGTAATCGATTAGAATGTGTAAGTCCACATCAGAATATTTTGACCAATTGTAATTTGCGAGAGATCCCGTGAGGATTACATCATGAATAAAAAACTCTATATCGAGATAGTCCATAAATTTTTCCGTAACCTCTAAAAGTCTACTTCTGATTTCTTCGTGCATAAAAAATTCACCATCCTCCTCTTTAAAGACATCGGAAGACAGTGAATCTCTAACCTCAAAAGATTTTACAATCTCTTTATTGTTACCTATTTCCTCAATTAACTCATCAACTATCTGAATGTTTTTCATTTCAGTTTTTTGTACTCATATGATTTCCCAATATTCATATTGAAAAATCTTCCTTGAGATTCCGCTAATCGAAGTTTTGTAAACTTTTCCCACGGAACCTTATAATACTCATAAACACCCCCACTCTTAAAAGTGATTTGTAGTGTTTCGTCTTCAGTATTATAAGACGCAGACTGTAAATTAGACGATTGTATTTCTACAATGATCTCCTTTCCGTTGATTTTTTCTGATGTTATTGCCATTATATTTTGTTTATATCTTAAATATAACAATTAATCATCATAAAATCAAGTTTGTCTGATGTATATTATAAATATCACATAAAAAATAAACCCCCAAATTGGGGGTTTATAATTAGGATACGGATATGGTTCTTTGAGTATTTTTCTTTTTTAGTCTTGGGATTTTAACACTTAAAACCCCATTTTCCACTTTTGCCTCGATCTTTTTATCATTTACATCTTCAGGTAAAGTGTAAGTACGTTCAAATGAACCAACGAATCCTTCCGACTCTTCGGGTTTCTCGTATGAAATCTTAAGTAAGTCCTCCTCAACAACTATAGTAAAGTCATTTTTAGTTAGTCCCGGCACTACAAAGTCCAAAGAGTATCCTACTTCATTTTCCGATTTATGGACATTTACAAATCCACTTTGTGTTGGTTGAGTCTTTGATTCGAAGAACTCATCAACAAATCTAATAAATGGGTCGTTTCTAAATAAAATCATTTTTTTCTTAATTTAAAATTTATTATTTTTGATATACACAATAAAACAAAATGAGTACCAACGTCTCAAATGAGACACTTTGTCACAGATATAACAATTATATGTGACAACTTGTCAATTGTATTGAAGATTGACTTTTGGGATTATTTTTTGTATCTTTTAGTAAAACGTATAACGTATGTCAGTAGATTTTTTTGAGGAAGGCACTCAGTCCCAAAGTAAGAGAGGCAAGAAAGGGAGTAAGACCCCTGTATTAGATAATTTTTCAAGAGACCTTACACATCTCGCGGTTAATGGTGAGATCGACCCAATTATTGGTAGGGATAAAGAAGTACTTAGGATTGCACAGATTCTTTCACGTAAGAAGAAGAACAACGTTGTCATTGTTGGTGACGCCGGTGTTGGTAAAAGTGCGTTAGTTGAAAAACTTGCATTGATGATTAGTGAGGGTACGTGTCCAACCAACTTATTAGATAAACGAATCATGTCTTTGAATCTAACTTCACTTGTTGCAGGTACGAAGTATAGAGGTCAGTTTGAAGAAAGGATTAAAGTGATTTTAGATGAACTTAAAGACGCACCAAACGTAATTGTCTTTATCGATGAAATACATACAATGGTAGGTGCGGGTAACGCGTCGGGTTCGATGGATGCCGCGAACATATTGAAACCCGCACTTGCAAGAGGTGAGATACAATGTATAGGTGCAACCACCTTTGATGAATATAAGAAGAACATTGAGAAGGATGGTGCCTTAGTCAGAAGGTTCCAAAAAATAATTCTACAGGAACCTACACTACCCGAAACAATAGACATTTTAAATAATCTTAAGGAGTCCTATGAGAATTTCCACAGGGTGGAGTATACTGAAAATGTAATTGAGACTATCGTTAATTTATCGAAAAGGTATATCACAGACAAACAGTTTCCTGATAAGGCCATTGATATCTTAGATGAGTTAGGGTCGGAAAAAAAGATAAATGTCAAAGTACCTGAATCTATTGAGAAATTAAAGAAACAGGCGGATGATGTTAGGGTTGAAAAATTAGAGGTTGTTAGATCCCAAGATTATGAACAAGCCGCACAGTTACGAGATCAAGAAAGAAAGGTCCTAAAGAAATTAGAAAGGGAGAAGGAGAAGTGGAATGAAGAACAACAGATTAACAGGAAACCAATCCACGTTGATGATGTTTATAATATGATCACCAATATCACAGGTGTCCCAATCAATAAATTAGACACAAAAGAAACTAAAAATCTACTTAGTTTAGAGAAAACCATATCAAGAGACGTTATCGGTCAAGACGATGCGGTCGAGATTATCGCAAAATCTATAAGAAGAAACCGTGTGGGTGTTAGGGGTAATAACAAACCTATTGGATCGTTTATGTTCTTAGGTTCTACAGGTGTGGGTAAAACTCATTTAGCTAAGACACTTGCGAAGACTTTATTTGGCGATCCTGATAAAATCGTTAGAGTAGATATGAGTGAATTCATGGAGAAACACAATGTATCTAAACTAATTGGTTCTCCTCCGGGATATGTGGGTTACGATGAGGGTGGACAACTCACAGAAAAAATTAAAAACAATCCATTTTCTGTGGTCCTATTTGATGAAATCGAAAAGGCACATAAAGACGTATTCAATATCCTCCTTCAAATATTAGATGAGGGACACTTAAGTGATTCGTTCGGTAGAAAAGTGAACTTTACAAACACATTGGTCATCATGACCTCTAACGTTGGTGCTAAGAAGGTTTCTGATTTTGGTGCGGGAGTTGGATTCACGAGTGATGGAGATAGAGAAAAAGTTAAGGATAGTATCATTAAAAAATCTCTGAAACAACAATTCTCACCTGAATTCTTAAATCGTATCGATGACATTATTGTATTCAATAAATTAGACGATAAGTCACTTAGAAAAATCGTGAACATCGAATTGAGAAACTTGAATAGTCGTTTAGTTGAAAATGGTTATAAGATCGTCTTTGACAAATCCGTGACTAACGAAATACTCAAAAGAAATTCAGAGGAAGAATACGGTGCTCGACCAATTAAAAGAATCATTCAAAATCTATGTGAAGATTTTATAAGTGATAGTATTTTAATGGGTGAAATTAACGAGGAATCTGAGGTTACATTAAAAATAAATGAGGGTATTATGGAAATTTCCAAAAATTTAACCCTCATTTAGTGAAAAAATAGGTTTTTTTCAAAAACATATATATTTATACACGAAGGTTATCTTTGCCGATACCTTTTCGTTTTTCTCGTTAAAGCATTGGGGTTGAACCCAATGTAGACCTTAAAACCCCAGCAATCCTTGTTGGGGTTTATTTTTTCTATAGACTTAATAACATATCAATAAGTTCCTGTTGTGGGAACATATCGACCTTATCCTTACGTGTATTTGTATGTGTCCATAAACCTTTTACCTTTCCGTAGTAAGCATCTTCGTTGAATTCAAATGCCGAAACTCCTATTTTCTTAATCTGTTCAGGTAAACCTTTACGAACATCAATAGAATCTCTTTCGGCGATCCATAAAATCCACTTATGTAATGCCTCTATTTGATTGTCAGAATAACGGTGCCATGTCTTGTGTCCTCTAAATTCTTGATTTAACGTCACTAATTGACTCTCATGTACTTTAGTTCCTGCATATGTCTTACCATCCTTAACCCAACCAAAGTTACATACTTCAATTGCGACCGAATGGGTGTGCATGTGTTGAGAACCGTTCTTACCTAAGTGCCAACCATAACCACCTTCAGGGAATGCCTGTACCATCTCACCATCGTATTTATCGTCATTTCCTTTAACAGAAGGACCACCTAATACAAATTCCGTTGCTACGGCACCTCTACTATCCCTACCCCAATGATCAATACAATTATACGGATTGTGCCAACCCGCAGTGTGATGTAAGAACACATACTCTTTAGATGTTGGTCCTACCTTGTATTCATCAGAAGGTAAAAAGTGTCTATTAACTACTAAACCGTTTTCAGTCGTAAACGTCTTTTCCGAATTGTCAGTAGTAGCCAAACCCATAGTATCCCAAGTGGAAGGACCCACAATACCATCAGCGTCAAGGCCGTTATCTTGTTGGTACTTTTTAACTGCACTCTCAGTTCCTTTACCGAAAATACCGTCCGCACCGATTCCAAGAAATTCCTGAAGTTCTTTAACTTCTTTTCCTCTTGATCCAATTTTTAATAACATAAAATTTAATTATTATTCTTTCTTACCGAAGATTTTACCAACTTCAGCGATACCGAAAGATCCAAGTGTTATAACTACAAACGAATTGTAGATAAATTCATTAATTACTAAATCCTTACCGAAGAATCCTGTTGCTACATCGGCAATTGCAAAAAATACCATGATTGCAAATGATGCGAAACCAACTACCGATTTTTCATTAATGTTGTTGTCATCTTTGAAAATGTCTTTAAATGCCATTATTATAATTTTTACTTTACTTATGATCTTATCGATCTATTATATAAATACCTCTTCATTCAGTAGTTTACCCTATTTGACTAATTGAAATTTTTTTCGTATTATTTATATTGTATGGTGGAAAGAATTAAGTGGTACTTAATATCTAAAACAATACGACTATGGTTCCCAATCAAAAAACATAGATTGTGGACTATATTTGATTAACTATCGTTCTTTGACATAATTAAAATCTAAAAATTTAAAACATGGAAAATTTAGAATTCATTTTAGGCGCGCTCAGTATGATCGGTTTGTTCGGATTAGGATATGCTGTAATGGGTGTGTTTAAGGTTACACAACGTTCCAATGGTTTCGATGAGGCTATAGATGGAATACACAGAAATATGGAAGATAACCATAGAGAACTTCACCTTCGAATAGATGGTGAAATAAGTAGAGTAGATGAACTACATCATAAGAACATTGAGTATTGTGATAGTTTACACAATAACAGTGAACACAACATGAATGAAATTTATCGGTATATTGATTCGAGATTTGATAAGTTTGAGAATCGATTGAAGAAAATTGATAAAGATGGGTGTGAACCCGTAAAAAAATCTAAACAAATATTAACTGACTAACAGTTAGTTAAGGAACGGTAGTTAGAATCCCCCTCAGAAATGTGGGGGATTTTTTTTTATCCATATTGATTTTAAAAAATATTGCACGTATATTTGGTAGTGTACTGCCGGAGTGGTGGAATTGGTAGACACGAGGGACTTAAAATCCCTTGGACAGTAATGTCCGTGACGGTTCGAGCCCGTCCTTCGGTACACATGGCCCTGTAGCTCAATTGGATAGAGCATCTGCCTTCTAAGCAGACGGTTAAAGGTTCGAGTCCTTTCAGGGTCACAAAGAGAGGTATAGTGAAGCTGATCAAATTGAGAATAAGGTAAAGGTTAACCTCTCATTAATGCAGTAACCTTGAAAGACCCGAAATACCTCTTGACGGACTCTTAGCTCAGTTGGTTAGAGCACCGCACTCATAATGCGATGGTCGGGGGTTCAAGTCCCTCAGGGTCCACAAGTCTTTAAGACATAACTTAGGTCTAAAAAATATGAATGATCAAAGTATTTCGAAAACACGACGGCACTACTGTTGATATTGTAGATCATACAATGTCAGTACTCCAAAAATGTCCACACGCCACCATTCACGTTGGTACGGACTCCCAAAATGGTGGGGATAAAACAAAATACTCTACAGTCATTGCATATAGATTAGGTACGAGAGGAGTACATTATATCCATAGAAATTTTTACGTATCTAAAATAAAAGATAAGTGGGATCGACTTTCTAAGGAGGCGGAATATTCAATTGATGTGGCGTTATGGTTAAAAGAAAAGATCAATGTTGAGATACAAATTGACTTAGACTATAATGAAGACAGTAAATTCTTTTCTAATAAACTCATTCCAATGACCGTTGGTTGGATTACATCATTAGGATTCAAATGTAATGTAAAACCAAATATTCAGGTTGCGACCCGTGCTGCGGATCACCAATGTAAATAAATGACATATTTATTGTTATGGGAATTTTAGACAAGAAGAAAATATTTGAAAAAATACTTAAACTTAAGTTTGAAAAACAAACTCAAGAAGTAAAAAATCAAATACAAAAATTACAACAGAAAATTGATAATTTAAAAGATGGGACTGACAAGTAGTGATCTGTTAGAAGAGTTGTTCTTTGAGGCACATAATTTAGGTGTTGCCGATGAATTAAGAAATGTGGTTTCCCAAATGGATAAAAAACCCACCCCCACCGCATATGACATGTTACATCTATATGAAGATGCTTTCAGTCAAATCAAAAAAAGACTTGATAATAAATAAAAAAATCTTTATATTTTAATTGTAACACCTTTTGATGGTACAATATACTATTCCTTAGGTAATACAAGTTCGAAAAAGAGAGGTCGGTTAATTCCGACCTTTCGTTTCTAAAGATATGAATACAATTACAGTAGTTTGTTCAACAAGAAAAGTAGACGAATCATATGTCAAACATGTGAGGAAGTTCTTTTCTCATCCTAAAAACGAATACATCTTCGTTGAAAATAATGGGGATCGATCACTAACTGAGGTCTATAATGAGGGTTTAGAAAAGTCCACAAACGACATTGTTGTCTTCATCCATGATGATCTCGAATTTGAAACTAAGAATCTCACACCCAAAATAATCAAACTCTTTGATCGTAATCCCGAATACGGAATCTTAGGACTTGCAGGAACTGATAACCTTGTTAGTGGTCGTTGGTGGGAGAATAGGGACTCATTGCAAGGTCAAGTAGGTCATATTAACCAAGGTAAAAGGTATGTATCAAAATACTCCAAATCATTCGGTGATGATATTAAAGAAGTTATTGTAATTGATGGGTTGTTCATGATGGTTCATAAAAAAAGAATTAAGAAAGTGTTCGATGAACAGTTTGGAGGATTCCATTTTTACGATCTACCAATCTGTCTACTAAATTACTTGGAGGGTGTCAAAATAGGTGTTACAACTAAAATTAAACTTTACCATAAATCAATTGGTGAGGTTGATAAAAAATGGGAGAAGGGTAAGTTATTCTTCGAGGCGTTATATGATAAACACTTCCCATTGAAGGTTTGACAAAAACCATAAATTTTCTTATATTAAAAACTATGAATAAGATTATTGCATTTTTTAAAAGACTATTTGGTGTAAAGGAAGAAGTACAAGTTACTCCTCCCCCAACAACACCTAAACCTAAACCGAAAAGAAAACCAACTCCGAAGAGAAAACCTAAAACAACGGGTACTCCTAAGAGTGCGGAAATTAAGGAAGATCTGAAAAAACCAACACCTAAGAAGAGACCACAAAAAAGAAAACCAAGAAAAAGTGGTGGGTCTTCAGGTAATGGGAGACAACCTTATAATACTAAGTAATTATTAGTATGGGGGTGACTTGGAATTGATTGGCGTAGTCAGTCATACGGGGCACGTAGTGAGATGTTTCCTATCACTTTAATCTATGGAGGCGTTTTTTTAGACGGCAACGTTTATTCACAAATGGAATTAATGGGTCTTGTATCTGTTGATTCTAAAGTAGCGGTAGCCTAAGGCAACCCCTACAACGGGTCGGTGGACATATACCTTGGAACAGAAGTCCTTAAAGTGTGACACCACTTAAAAGTGTTAGAGGTGTAAGGTCGTCTCTTTAAATAAGGATTGGACCGAGGATGTTAGTTTCCTCTAAATAACTTTCTATTTCGAAGTGTTAGAAAATACTGTTCTAAACGTGTAGTCCTTTATGGTTGGGACGAGCAAGACGAGGGTTCGAAACCCTCCACCTCCACCAAAGGGATCCTCGTGATCCCTTTTTTATTTTATAGTATGAAACCACCTATTGCAGTAGTATATAAAACAATTTATAGAAAAAAAGAGAAGTTACACTTAGAGGTCTTTGAGAACATCTTAGTGGATGATATCATCGATCTTAAAAAGAGAAAACCTCTAATACCTAAAGACGCTGAAATTTTAGAGATAGGTGTGGGTTCGTCCTTTGAAGAAAGATACATGAAGAAATATAAAATAGAAAAAAGTATAAAGGGTGAAAATAGTAACGATAAACTACTCAAAGAACTTAAGAATGTCGTAAACAAACAAAGAGGTCAATGACCCCTTTGCCGAGATAAGTACACACCTCCTTTTCGTTATTTCGTTTATCAATCAGGTACCGACCAAAGTACCGATCTCGTACTAATAAATATCATAGATATAAAAAAAATACCCCGTTTTCACGAGGTATTTTAACATTTTTTACACAATGATTACTTGTCCAAATTAAGACTTTTTTTGATGTCAAGATCACATATTGAATCTGCAATCATTTCACCTAAATTTGATGCTCTGAAGTATTCCGCACCTATGTTTCTAATAGACGCCCCAATTGCTGAACTCTCATCAGTGTCTTCTGATATGTAGGCAACTAAACCTTCCGCGACCGCATCGACAACTTTAGGTGCATGTTTTTCACAATTATTACCACCCCTGAATAATGCGATTATAGTTGATATACTAAGGTCGGCCATACCCGCCGCAATTGCTCCCGCAAGTCTACCCTTAAATCCTATCAAAGATAATCCTTTGGTGATCAACCACTCTCTTAATTGTGACATCCAACCACTTGATACTTTTGATGAAAAATCACCAACACCTTTATTAATCCCTTCTGAATCTGATGAGTTATCTGCGCCAGGGATAAAAACCTTCTTTAACCAATCACCAACACCTTCGTCGATGTTTGTTTCGATTTCACCATCTGACATCCCTTGATCACCCAAATTAGATAATGCGGTTAATACATTATCCAATTTCTCATTATCTGAAGATTCTTCGTTTTCAATGATTAATCTTAGGGAATTATTAAGTTCATAACGTTCGTTAAGGGTCTTCTTAACGATATCTGATATTACTTTATTTGCCATTTTATTTGTTTCTTAAGTTTTGTATTTGTTTTTCCTTACGAGCAATTCTCCTTGACTTTCTGTCTTCCGCAGTCCAAACATACTTATTGTCTTTTAAAGTTTCTTTCTTCTTATCTAAGGAGAAACCTTTACCGGCCATATATCTATTAATCGCGATTAGTTGATCTGATGTTAATTCCTCATCCATATTTAAAATGTATCTACCGCCTCTGAATTTAATCTTATCATTAATGATTGTTTGTATTCTCTGACCATCGATAGTCTTCTTAGCCTGATCAAGTAATTTTTCGATACCGTGGGTATCAATCATACCCTTACTATCCAATTTAGGTATAGGTATAATTGTTAACCCTTTGGATTTTAATTTAGTAACAGGTTCAACTTTCTCTCTTTCTTTGGTTTTTGGTTCTACTGTGTTACCTGAATCACCACCATCCTTCTGAGAACATTTCTTCATTACTGTATCATATACCTCCTTAGTGATAGTTGAATCGTCTTTACTGTTATCAGCGAAATAAGAATTATCCAACATTGCTTTCAATGTTAAAGGACCAAAGTACCCATCCACCTTAAGATTTGCGGTTGGATTCATACATCTTTGTATATCCTTTATCTTATCACTAATACAACCTAATGTCATTGGGAAACTGTCACACGGTTTATAACTTACCGTACCACCTGAACCACCTTCTGATCCTTCCTCATCCCAAACAATGGTAATATGTGAAACACTTTTAAGTGGTCCTCCGTCACCATCCTTATCGGACTGAGTCCCTTCAGTGTCTTTAGGTGCCGATCCAATAATACTTAAAAACTCGTCTCTATACTCAAGACCCGTAAACTTCAAATTGGTGAGGTTAGCCACATGATCAGATAATTTTTTACCAACCTGTCTTTCGTAATTAACCACAACGACTTTAACCGCGTCTTTATCTTTATATGTTTTACCTACAACACCTTTAAGGGCATCAAGAGCGTCTTTCATGTCAGTGTCATCACTTTCAAAAAAGTCACCACTTAAGTTATCATCAATTACATCAATCACATCTTGAATTTGACGAGCGGTAAGTTCAGTACCTTCTGATTGTTCATTTAGTTCTTTTATTGCGTCTTGGTTACATTCCCACTTACCTGTATCTCCTGATTTGGTTTCAACTTCGTAGTTGTTATAGAATTTAATCCAACCACCTGTTTCTTTACCACCAAACTCATTGATATTAACCAATACATAGAATTCTTTATCATCACCTTCTTGGTGTTGTTCGTAGATACCCACTTCACCATTGTCAGTAAATGCATCTACAATACATCTCTTCCAATCATCAGTTGCTTTGTCCGTATCAACGTCGTCAACAGAGTATTCACCATCCAAACCTATCAGGTATTGAACAAGTTCATACCCAACCCAAGCAATGATACCGTATTTAATTAATTTCCAAGCAAGTAATCTCTTACCCGACTTAAGGATAAATCCACCTAACCCCTTTACTACTTTTATAGGGGTACTTGCCGCTTGTTTTATACTCTCTAATCTCGTCGCAACAACTTTAGGGTCCACATTTGTTTTAGTGGTACCTTTAGTATTCTTACCACCTGATGTCGCACCTTTAGTATTCTTACCACCTGATGTCGCACCTTTAGTATTCTTACCACCTGATGTCGCACCTTTAGTATTCTTACCACCTGACGCTGCACCCTTACCTGCGGCTGCAGATGCAGATTTTGCCTCATTCCATAAAATTTTTGTTTCACTCTTAGTGGAATTTATTATTGTCTCAACCTGAGCCTTAGTTAAACTCTTATTACCCTGTTGCGTTGATTCCCACAATCTTTTCATTGCTAATTCCTTAGATGCGAGTTTTAGTTCGTCAGGTATTTGTTTAGTAAAAGACTTAAGTGCGTTTGGGTCCGATTTCTTAACTATCCTTCTACTGATGGTAGATATTTGTTTCTCCAAAACTGAAACATCTTTTGAAATTGCCCTCGCAGCCACTTTTGCATCAACATTAAATATTTTAGCGTAAGCGGCGAGGTTATCCGCCATAGTTAAACCTTTTTTAAGTGCCGTTGCTTGTTCCTTGGTTTCCTTTTTCCCTTCAAACAAGACACTTATCATTGATAATTTATTTTCCATTGTATTTGATTTAATTTTAAGTTTTAATCCCACGTATCAAAAGGATCAGTATCCCCATAAAGTTCATTATAATTATCCATGGTCTTCTCGAAGTTTTCCATGTCTTTGACGGAATGACCCGTGTACATCTCGACACCCTTCTCAATTCCGTAACTAAGACCACCTGCGGTGGCTCCTGCGACGGCCCCTTTCTTCAGGAATTCCTTACCTGTTTTAACTGTTGGTACGAAACCTTTACCGGGTTTTATTGCTTTATCTATGTTCTTAAGGTTAGATCTACCTTTAATTTTACCTAAATATGTCTGTAGTTTTTTGACTACTTTTCCGAATCCACCAATTATCTTATTAATAAATCCACCACCTGATGGCCATTTTTTAGATATCATGGATTGTACTTTTTTTAGTTTGGTTGAAGCGTTTTTAGATGCCGTGTACATTTTAGTTACTACACCTTTTAACTTTGAACTTTTAGCGACCTTTGCCGCCATTTGATTAACTTTTAACCCTTGTAATGGTCTGAAAATTGCCCTTGCACCCTTGGCGGCAACGCCGGCAAGTGCTAAACCTAAAATATCAAACCCTAAGTCTAAGTATTTCCAAAATTCTGATCGATTATCACCTGAGGGCCAATCATTATTGAGTATTTGATATACATCCAATGCGGTAATAAGTCCCCACACCACTACTTGTGCGGTTTTACCCACACCCGTGGCCACTAATATTGCATCCACAATGATACCAAGAGTACTATAAGCGGCGGATTTTAATTTCCTTAAAATCCAAAGAACTCCTCTACCTAATAGTTTAAGAATTTCACTCCAATCACCTTTAGATATAGCAATACCCATTGACTTAATTCCATTCCATGAATCTACTGCGGCGTCTTTTATTGCCGTCCCTGCGGACTTTAATTGTCTACCAACCCAAGTATCATCAAAGAAACTCCATTCTAAAAGAAAATCTCTTAATGCGTGTAGGTTATTATCACCTTCTAATAAAGGTAATGACTCCCAACCTTCCTGTATTTCTTTATATTCAGGTTCGTCAACTTCTACATTCCTGAATATTGTTTTGAAGACATCTAATGAATCCCAAATGTTACCAAGAGTGGTTTGTTCCTGAATATCGAAAACCTCATCCTGTAAGATGAAGTATTTTTCATCTACGGTTAAGTGACATTCAAATACGTAACCCCTTAGACTTTTGGTTCCTAAAGATTCGGTAGACCCAACATATCCGTCATAATTGATTAAATCGTTGTGTCTCCCTAAAGTTAATGTTCCGTTATTTTCCATATTAATATAATGGGTTTGCCTTTCCCCTACTTATTGATTGACCGACAGTTTCACTCCATTTAGTAACCGCAATTTGATTTGCAGGACCTCTTGTAACACCACTTTCCCATTTTTTTGATCCGGCGGTTGTGGAACTTTCGGGTGTATCCGTACCCGTCTCCGTACCGTCAGATTGTTCATCTATTTCTTGGAACGTTTCTGCGATCATTGACAGTTGTTTTTCAGATACCATTATTTTCATAATATATAAATATTAGAAAAAAGTTTTGAAATTTGTATTGATATCAAAAAAAATACTATATTTGTGGATGATATAAATCCAAAAGTATGATGAGATACCTTTTTTTAGTATTATGTATATTCTTATTTGGTTGTGAGGTATACGAAGAAACAAGTAATCCTCAATTAAACTTAAACGGTCGTTGGGATGTGGTTGAAGTTGATGTGGTTATTGACAAAGTGAATTATAACAGTGAAGTAACTGTATTAGATGATTCCCGAGCATCGGTGAGTACATTCTTTATTACAGAAATAGAAGAAGATGGGGATTTGATATTGGGTCAAGATTTTGAGAATACCATTATTAATCGTAGATTCGATGAGTCAACAACTCAATGGGAATTTGATTACTATGATTTGATCATTAGTGATGATATTTCCACAGAAATTATGGATATTGATTTCCCCTGTACTTACTGTACCGAACACACCGTAATTGAGACTGATTACATGGGTTCTAAGACACGTTATACCTTTAGTGTTGATACATACGGGGCAATGCCTTCAAACACCCTTAAATTAACGTCTCAGGTCTTCTACACTAATATCTTGATTGGTGGTAATCAATACGACAAGGCAATTGAATCTCATTTAGAAATAACCTTACATAGATTTTAATATGAAAACACACGTAGTTAATCCTTATGTTTTTGTTGGACTTAACCATCTTACACAAACTAAAATACGTTCCTCGGTAAACCCACAAGTACAACCTTTGGTGATTATGCAAATTGTAAGTGAGATGTGTAATGTGACCGTTGATGAAATGTTATCAAAAACGAGAATTAGGGAGGTTGTTGATGCAAGACAACTCTACTGTTTCATTATGAGAGAGAAGTTTGGATTTCCTTTGAGTAAGATTGGAAGAAGTATAAATAGAGATCACGCAACTGCAATACATTCAATTAAACAACACACAAATAGATGTGATGTCATGAAGAATTATCAGGATTTAACTCACAAGACCTTTTTAAAAGTAAATGATGTATTAAGTAAACTTTGATTACTCGTCGTAGATGGTATTATCTTGTTTTGAGAACATCTTTATAAACTGACCCGCCTTAGCGTTTGCTTCATCCTCTATCTCACCACCAATATCAGGTGGTTTAGGTCCATCCAATTTACCATCTTCCCATTGTTTGTGATGAACCATTTCGTGAGCGATACTTCTCATCACATCCACAATGTGTCTATTTTTGGAGTTAACCTTAATAACTTTTTCGGGGTTTGAGTAATTGTAGTGGGCGGTGGTTTTAAGTTCACCCCTACCATTCAATAATTTTATAGTGGGTGATTTCTTTAAACCTAACTCGTCTTTAACGAATTTTACGAATTCAACAAGTTTATTCTGTTTGTCCTCTGATAAAAAACTCATACCAATAAATATATCATTTATTAATAATAATTAGAATAATTCTTCTTCGGGTAGATCGTTCTCCTTAAGATATTCGTTTAAAATATCAAGGACAATATCCTCATCACAATCAACAATATCCTCCTCCTCGAGTATAACGGGTGAGTAGTACATTAATTCATCAAGGGATAAGTTTATTCTGCGGTGTAGATAACTATCCGCATTAATGTTAAACAAGATAACCATATCTTGTTCCATATCATCATAATAAAATTCGTATATCTTCATAAAAATTATAGTATAAACAACTATAATTATTAGGAATCTTAGGAAAGTCTACCATGGACCCTTTCAGGGTCGACATGTTTACCACCAATCAACACTTCATAATGTAGGTGAGGACCTAATGAATTACCCGCGTATTGACCACCCTTTGCACCACCGGTATGTCCAATTAATTGACCTTTAACAACTTTGTCCCCTTTCTTTACCACATCGAATTTGATTAAATGACAGTATTTGGTTGTGTATTTTCCGTGATTAATTTTCACAAAACCACCACATGCATTGGGTGTGGTATCTCTTGCTGCCTTAACAACACCGTTGGCGGGTGAGTAAATGGGAGTACCCACTTTAGCGTTTAAATCAACACCACCATGATTTTTTGATGCCCCTCTACCTATATTTCTTGGACCGAAAGGACTGTTTATCTTAGTATTATTAATTGGCCATATATCGATCTTCTCAAAGTCTTCGGGTATTGCAGAAGATGCATCGAAATTTGGGTTAAACATAGACCCATCAAAATCACCACTAACAATACGTTTAAAAAGTTCATCACCACCCGAAGATATGTCGGACATGGCACTGAGAGCTTTGATAAGTGCATTATTACTCAAATCCGAATCTTTGGATTCGACAATTTGATTTTTAATGATATTTATAAACTGAGACTCTGTTAGTTTAATTTTCATACTAATAAATATACAATTAGTTAATAAATGTGTAGATTATAGTATGTTAAATTGGAAAAAAATAAAAACATCGTACCCGAACTCCTTTGAGAAGTTTGTTGAGACTATGTTTCCTTATGTTGGTGTGATTGGTGTTTCAACACTTAATCTATATGATGTCAAAAAATTATATTACTTTTTTGATAAACAGGGGATATATCTCACAATAGAAAGGATTGGACCAAGTCAATGGTTGTATACAATATCACTTAGTGATGGGTCTGTCGTATGTCCTAAACAATCTTCTAAAGAGAGTAGGGAATTAGTTGAGTTAGATGGGTTTATGGAATGTTTCAGAGTTCTAAACAATCAACATATCCTATTTACACATAAATGAATATAACTGTAAACTTCTTACTTCAAGCCACTCGAATTCTACACGTGGGTAACTATAACGATGACGACCTTGAAATGGTCTATAATTTCATGGTAAATGTTGACAATGAAATTCTAATTCATTATCTTAATTCAAAGAGTGTTCTTGCATATGAATCAGATCTTGAACTTTATATTGAACTAATTGATGTTTTAGTAAGTATTTATGAGGATAACGAAGAGTATGAGAATTGTAAGAAACTCTTAGATAAAAAGGAAGAAGCAATAATAATTTTAAAAAAATAGAACTATGTCAGTATTTGGTATGTCAGATGATGAGAAAAAGAAAATCCTAAGTCAACATAAGGATGCCACGAAAAGTCATTATCTAAAGAAAGAAGAATTAAAAAAAGGTGTCCAATCACCTAAGAAAGATAAACCCTCACAATAAGAGGGTTTTTTTAATCCTTTTCGGTTGCATATTTCACACCCATTATTGTTCCCACAATACTAAACGCATTGGTTAAAAGTATACCGAACATGTTTGACCACGTCGATCCAATAATTTGAGTATCCGTACCTGAGAATAACGCCAAACCATACATTACGGTTGTAAGTATTCCTACACCGATGATTATAACTAATGCCACTTTAACAATAGTACTTATAAGTTCGAACTGAGTTTTCTTTTGTATTAGTTCTAAATCCTCCAACGCTTGTCCCATACCCTTTTCCGCCTCTTCTCTGAGTTGATTTGCTTCCTCTTCAGATTTTTTGGCGGATTCTAAAGCATCCTTTAACTCAACCATCAAGTCGTCAGTTTCTTCCTGTTTCTTAACCAACTCTTTATTTTGTTTTTGGACTTGCTTAGTTACTTGAAGTCTCTTTCTTCGGGAATTCGCATCTCTTTCTTTACAAACGGATAGGTACTCATTAAACTCCTTATCTTCTTTTTCTGCCTTCAATACCTTTAAAATATTACCCTCTAAGAAGATTTTTTTTTCTTTTGACAGTTTGATTAACTCGTCCCTACATAAGTCCTTAGAATCCATAATTTAGTCTTTCTTAATTGATTCTTTAAGTTTAATTTGTTCGAACCTCAGGTTAAAGTTTTCTTTCTGTAATTCCTCAATCTTACTCTCTAAATCTTCTCTATACATCTTAGAGATATCTTGATTTTCCTTTTCTGTTTTACTCGAGTGTATTTTTTGTGTTATTCTTCTAATATTACTTAATGCACTTACCGCAATTACAACCCAACCCCAATTCATAGGGGTCCAATTAAAAGAGTTAAATAATGAAAAATGTATTGTAACAAATACAATTGACATTATCCCATATAGATACCCAAACAACCTTCTTCGTTCTAAACTACCGTAAACAACAGAGTGTAGTGTACCATAACCAATCAATACACTGATTATCGCAACATACCACAAATCAGGAAAGAATTCGGCCTCCAATACAATCGGTGCAAAAATTAACCATATCAACCCCTGAAGAACTTCAGTTGGTTCAGAGTCATGATATGTTAATATATGTCCTAATTTCTTTATCATTTGTATACTTTAAATGGGTTAGTTTTATCTAAATAACCATCGTAATCTCCCCTAAATTCCTCTAATCTTGGTTCTATGTCGTCTGATTTGATGATCCAAAATTGTGCTCCGGCGGACTTCGCCTTTTCGATCTCCTGTCTATCATCTGAAGAGGATATAATCCCAATGACGCAACCATTCCCGTATTCGAAATTAATTTTACGTATAAGTTCAATACCATCAAAAGAAGATCCAATAATATTCAAATCTACAAATACACATTCAGGTCTCTCATGGTTCACATCATCAGGAAACCATTCGTTAAATTTTTTATCAGCCTCATCTGAAGAGTTAAGCGCCTCCAATGAAAGGGTTATGTCTAAGATACTACACGCATCTTCAAACACTAAGTGGAATAAGTCCTCGTCATCCACCAATAAAATGGAATTAATCATTTTTTTCATTTTAGTTTTATTTTTAATTTAGTTCCCGGATTAGTTTTCTCGGCGGTTATAGTAAACCCATGTTCTTTTAAAATTGCAATACAAATGTTCAACCCTAACCCCGATCCACTCTCTTTTTGATTTTCTTTTCTTATATACGGTTTCGATAAGTTTTCAAACTCGTTTTGAGTCATACCTCTACCATTATCTTGTATACATAATACCCCATCACCTTCCATGAAAATCATAACGGTTTTCGTACCACTGTCGTTGTATTTTAACCCATTACGAATTAAATTATCTATTGCGGTACAAAACAATGGTTCGTTTACATCCATTGTGGTTAAATCATCAATTACGACCTGTTTTGAGTATGATGTTGATGATAAATAATTTTTAAGAATTTCTTTTAAATTAACCTCTTTGGTATCCAACTGAACATCCTCTTTAACCAAGTTTGTAAACTCTTTTACACCTGCATAAACCTTCTGAGTATGTTTTAATCCCTCATCTAACATTTTGAGTGGTGCTTCAATTCTTAACTCTTTGATTGTTTCATCATTTAATCTTCTTCTAAGAGATGATAACCCTCTTGGCATATAAG